AACTCCGAACTCAGAGTGGCATGAGGCTTGTTTTGCTGGCGTCATTGTCATCGGTCAAGAGGCCGTTCGTCGTGGCCTTTGCAGGCCAAAGGGCAAGGCGGCTAACGCATAAGGTCATGGACACGGCACCCTTCACGCTCGAAATCACGCAGGACGCGCCCGCCGTGTTCCATGCACCGCCTTGTTGTGGTTCTTTGGATCTGCGGCTTGGCGACTGTATGGACGTGATGGCCACCTTCCCGGATGGTCACTTCGATCTAGCAGTGGTGGATCCGCCGTATGGGATTCTGAATCTGGCAGGCGAAGGCTCGACAACTGCGGTGCGCAAGAGTCCGCGCCAGCAAGGCTCAGGGAAGCTCAAGAATCGCGTGATGAACCAGGCAAATGTGGAGTGGGACACCGCCCCCGGCCCGGAATACTTTGCGGAACTCCGCCGCGTGTCGAAGCATCAAATCATCTGGGGTGGAAACTACTTCCCGCTGCCGCCGACGCGGTGCGTCATCTCATGGGACAAGGAACAGCCATGGCCGAACTTCTCCGCGTGGGAAATGGCGTGGACCAGCTACGACAAGCCCGCAAAAATCTTCCGATGGAATAACCAAGGCGGCGGCGGGTGTGGGAAAATCCACCCGACACAAAAGCCGGTGGAACTCTACAAGTGGCTCTTCTCGATCTTCGCGGAACCCGGCCAGCGCGTGCTGGATACGCACATGGGAAGCGGAAGCATCGCCATCGCTGCGCACTACGCCGGACTGCACCTCACGGCGTGCGAAATCTCCGCCGACTACTACGAAGCGGCCAAGGCCCGAATCGCTCGGGAGACGGCGCAAACGGAACTCTTCATTCACCACAACGCAAAAGTGGAGGCACGCCATCAATAAATCTATGAATACACCAACCAACTCCGAGGCGTTGCCTCTCACGAATTGTTCGGCATCTTTTTGGGATACGCCGGAAACCGACGAGGCACTAGCGAACTCTGAATGTGAAAGCGATCTTGTGATGAGCATGAGAAGCATGGAAAAGCGCATGAATGATGCGATTCAGGAAGCCACGAATGCTGTTAATGACATCATACGGGTGGAATGGGAGTGCAACCATTGTAAGCAGGCATTGGAAAAGATAGCGTCGGCCAGCGGATTCGACAACCTCAACGGGTGGGCGCGAAACGTGGCAAAAGACGCTCTTAATTCTCTGCCGAACGCCAAGCTGAGAGATGCCGCCACATGAACGCTCCGAATAACACGCAAGACGCGATGGCGGCATTCTCTCCAGCGACTGGTTCGGGGACGGTCAATTTTCGCGCAGATGATGCAAGGGTAGCATGTCCGCTTTTCCAAGCGGAATACGGCGGTTCGACTCCGACCTCTGCGCTCCAACTCAACATCGTAAAAGTGAACCACCGCACGGCGGAACAACTCAACGGCCAATGGCATAGCAGGATGCCGAAAATCGGCATGGCTGGCTGCTGTGAGCCGTGCTTCGCGGCGGTGTGCAACAACATCTACTACGCAATCGCAATGTGGAGCAGGCCGGTGGCGGCAAACAGAATCAAAGACGGCGAGCAATGCCTGGAACTGCGGCGGATGGCGGTGGCCGATGACGCGCCAGACAACACCGCAAGCCGAATGCTGCGCGTGATGAAAGACATAATCCGGCGCGAGCGCACCGACATCCTGCGGCTAATCAGCTATCAGGACACCGAAGTCCACAAAGGCACAATCTACAAGGCGGCTGGCTGGAACGCGGCACTGACCAGCGAATACCGCGCATGGACAAACGCCAACGGTCGCAGGCCACAAAAAAGCGTGCAAAGTGAAGCTCCCAAAGTGCGGTGGGAATACACCCTGCGCGAGTCCCCGAACAGTATGATATGACAGCAAATACTCCGCATTATCATCCTCATTCGGATAACGTTACTCTTCTTCCGACAGACGCCGTTTTTATGACACCGCTAGAACAAGCCGCCGCCGTGTATCTGCGCGAGCCGTGCAAGGGAAGCTTTTATTCAGACATAAGAGCTCACCAATTCACGGGCTACGTGATAGACGAGCCGGATTTTTTTGCTATGGGCAGGCCAGTGCCCAGATGCGCGGATGAATCCCTAATCCTCGACCCCTGGCACGCTTTCGAGTTGGCTGAGTGTGACGCTTGGCTAGTCTGGCTAGTGGCTGGCGATGCGGCCAAGGCATGGCAAGCTTTCCCCTATCCTTTGCCTTGGGTGGGCTACGAGCGGGAAAACAAACTCAGGTGGAAAGAGTGGGCGAGGCTCGCTAGAATAGCGGCATGAGGACCGAAGAACTAGAGCCGTCCTGCCTGTGGCCAGCAGCAAAGAAGCTAGCGCAGTGGCTAGCTTGGGCGGCGGCGTTGCTTTATCTGGTTTTGTATTGACGCCCTGAAGGCTGGCTTCTTTTCACTTGCGCTCAAAGCGTTTGGCGTAGTGGTTGACCATGACTTGCGATCTTGGTTTTCCCATTCCCGGCCCTCACTTTGAGCGTGGGCTTTTCCAGCACGGCACGCTAGCCCGCCTGCACAAAGGAGGCGACAAGGGAGCAAGCGCACGATCTGAGGCGCTAGCTAAGCAGCAGATGAAGCAGCAGGCTAGCCAGCACAAGCAAAGCTTGGAGCTGATGCAGATGCAAATGGAGCTAGCAAACCAGCCCGTGCCCACACCGGAGCCAACGCCGCCCCCTGTAGTGGAGACAGCCGCAGACGTGGCGCAGGCAGAAGACTCTCTGCGCGACAAGCTTAGGAAGAAGAGCGGAAGGCGCACGGTTTACGCCGGACTTGGTGGAATAAATACCGCGCTGGGTAACGTAGGAAGCGCCGCCTAATGATCGCAGACGCCAAAGCCATCTCTGACAAGTGGGAAACGCTTGATGGTTTTCAAGCAACATGGCGTCCACGCTGGGACGCTATCCGCAGGCACACCCACCCCAGCCACGTAGTTAGCGCCAGCAAGCCAGCAGGCAGCAGCCCAAACGAGCCGCCCCGTTTATATGACATGACGATGGCTCACAGTCTGGTTGAGCTTGCCGCTGCCTTCATGCACTGGCTCTGCGATCCAAATGACCAGTGGTTCACGCTATCCTCCCCCATTGACGACCCGCAGGCTAAAGCTTGGTGCGATGGGGCCGGGGAATACATGCGCGATGCTCTAGCCACGTCGAATTTTTACGGACGCATTCACGAATGCTTTCTTGAAGGCTGCGGCCCCGGCACTACGGCTATCGTGACCGGACTCGACACCAGCCTTGAGTTTGAGAGTTGGCGTTGCGGAAGCTTCGTTTTTGAGGAAGACGCCAAGGGAAATCTTACGTGCATCATCTGGAAGCGCAGCCTTTCAGCTAAAGCAGCCTATGCCGAATATGGCGACGAGCTGCCGGAGAAAGCGCGCATGGACGCGCAGGACGTGCAGCGCCAAAACACAAAGCACACCTTCCTTACTGCAATCTACAAGCGCACGCCTGAAGAACTAGCCAAGGTCAGCCAAGAAGCAGCAGAGGCAGGCAGTGTTTATGCCCTGCCCTACGCTTTGGCCGTGCTACACAAAGACAGCAAAACCATAGTGAGGGAAACGGGATACCATGCAATGCCCTGCTCTGTGTGGAAATACGAGACATGGCCAGCAGATGAGGAGTCAGATGAAATGTATGGCTATTCCCCGGCTTGGCTAGCCTTGCCCGATGCGCGGAATGCTAACTATCTGCGATGGACTCAGCTAGAGCTTGCCAGTATCGCCAGCGGTCCCCGCCTGCTAGTATCCACCGACCATCAAGGCCCGGTTGATCTACGTCGAAACGGGATAACCAGAGTGGAAAACATGGCCAACGCGCCACGAGAATGGGCAACAGTGGCTAACTACCAAATCGGTGAAGACTCTTTGCAGCGTTGCGTGAGCGCGATTGAGCGCGTGTTTCAAAGTCAGTTGGTGCGGCAGTTTGGCCGGACGGACAAGGCAATGACCGCAACGGAAGTAACGGCCAGGATGCGCGAAACGCTCGCCATCTTTGCGCCCGTGGTGAACCTCTGCATGACTTCTTTCCTGAAGCCAATCCTAGAGAGCGTGTTCACGCAGCTCTATTACAAGGGACTTCTCTCACAACTGCCTAAATCAATGGCCGCAGCAGGGCAAGCCCCACTCGTGAAGTTTTCCTCTCGCCTAGTGCAAGCACTGGAGGCAATGAAGGCAGACGGCTTTATTGAGATGGTGAACCTAGGTCTATCCATGCAGCAGGCAGGGCTAACCGTGATTGACAACCTCGACCTTGACCAAGGATTCCGCGAAAGAGCTCGAGTGCTGGGAGTATCCAACGACACGATAGTTCCCGAGCAGGAACGAGACGAGCGCAGAGAGCAGGCCGCAGCAGCAGCAGCAGAGCAACAGCAGCAAGCAATGATGTTGGAAGCCGCTAAAAATCCAGAGCTTGTCAAACAGGTTTCGGCCGCTATGTAATGACACATGGCTTCGCTAATTGACGCGCTAGAAAAAACCCCCAGCTGGGAAGAAGCGGCTTCATCTTGCCTAGCAACTGAGGCTGGAATGAAGATGCTGGAGATTATGTGCCAAGTAGCGCACCCTCTGGCTAACCCTTTCACGGTTAGTAAAGACAGCACAGAAGCAGCCGTCATAGCCGGACGCCAAGAAGTTGTTGCCGCTCTTTTTAGACAAAGCCCCACTCAGAGAATACCATGCCCACCATCTCATTCCTCCCCGAAACAGGCGTCATCACGAAAGACGGCGAGCAAATAGCCCATGCCAGCGGCTCGACAGTGACAAGCTGCAAGGTTATCGCGCCTCGCCATAAGTCAGAGATCAAAGGGCTGATGGGCGTTGAGTCCATCACTTGGCAAGTTCTGGAGCCGGAAGAGTCACCGCGTGAAGTGGCAATAAGCTGCGACTACACGGAGCCGGAGCCCGTGGCAGGAGCCGTGCTCGCTAAGCTCGATGAACCCAAGCCCAGCGCAGAGACACCACCACCACCGCCGCTAGACCCGCGCCTAGGCTGGCATACTCCCGGCTACCCAGAATGGGCCAAGGCACACGCGCCGGAGATATGGGCCAAAATGAAACTTGCTTCACCCTGCACCTACGGAGGTAATGAGTAATCGACTATGGACACGACCACAACACCAGAGACACCAGCAGCAACGCCGCTTGAGGGCAGCATTGTTTCCCAAATCGCAACGCCAGAGGCAGCGCCAGCACCCAGCGCCAAAAGCTGGGGAGATGTATTTGACGCAAGCAATGGAGCGCTGAAAGAAGGCTGGGAAAACCTAGTCGATGAGAAACACAGGGGGCTAGTCAAAGACACCCGCGACCTACCCACATTGGTGAAGCGCCTGCACGACACCACGACCAGCCTACGAGGGAAGCAAGAAGGGCTAGTCAAAGTGCCAGGAGAAGGTGCAACACCGGAAGAAATCGCAGCCTTTCACAAGGGCTTAGGCGTACCGGAGAAACCCGAAGACTACGACTTCACCCCACCAGAAGGAGCTGATTGGAACACCGATTTAATCGACCAGTTCAAGCCCGTTTTTCACAAGCTGGGAGTGCCGCCCAAGGCAGCGCGTGAGTTAGCGGCAATGCACGAACAACTAGTAGGCGAGCAAGTAAAGGCTGGCCAAGCCAGCGCCAAAGAATGGCTATCCAGCCAAACGAACGAAGTGATTCAACACTTTGGCGGCAAGCCGCAGGCACTAGAGACAGTGCGCGCTATCCTCGCCGATGGGGAAAAATACGGGCTCACCCCCACCAATACGGACTTTCTCCCGGCCAACGTGTGGAAATACGCAGGCGACCTGGTAAAGGAGCGTAACGACTTACGCGCTCAGGTAGAGGCACTGCGCGACCCAACCAAACCCACAGGCCAGAAGGCAGGTGCGGGCAATGTGTCAGCCCTGAGCGTAGAGCAGTTGAAAATGGAGGGAGCGCAAGGCTTAGCGGATCCGCGCTATATGTCTGACCCTGCTTTCAGAGCAGCTATCGACGCCAAGTTCGCAGAAGCTTCACGGAGGATGGCTAGCTAGTCTGCCACCACCACCCCAAGAGAAGCGAGGCTAACCCCTCGCTTTTTTTGTGATTTTCCGCTTGCTTCAAAAACTTTTGGCTTAGCCTTCCACCATTAGCAGACCGTAACCGCGCTTCCCTGCAACGCTACGCTCACCCTGTGCGGCCCTCTGAAGAGGCTTCCCGTGGCACAAGAGCCCCCTTGTTTCACTCATTCCTCTTCTACCTATATGGCTTCACAAGCAATTCCCGCCGACTTCGGCATCAAGTTCGCTTCCTCTTGGGAGCTTCAGCTGCAACAAATGCAGTCTAAACTGGCTGGCACTTTCGTCACTGACTCCGCTATCGGAGACGGCGTGACAGAGCGCTGGGTCAAAGACCTCACCGGAGACTTCACCTTCGTGGAAAACAACGGGCGGTTCGGGGAACTGAACGCAACCGAAGTAACCAGCGAAGACCGCCGCCTCGTCATCCGTTCCTTTGAGTCTGCGAAAAAGTTCGACAAGAACGACCGCGTAAACTTAGAGAACGCATACCTACCGCAGTCCGAAACCATGCAGAGCCTACAGGCTTCATGGGGTCGCCGCCAGGACCAAATCATCATGGCCGCGATTTCCGACACGGTTTACGTCTCACCGCGTGAGGCACCTGTAGCCACCACCCTTCCTGCGTCTCAGACGATTGCAGTGAACTACGTGCTCCCCGGCCAGACAGCAGCTAACAGCGGCCTCACCCCTTGGAAAATCCAAGAGGCTTTGCGCAAGCTGAAAACCGCCGAGGTTGACGTAACCGTCGAGCAGCCTGTTCTTGTTATTTCCCCTGCACAAGAGCGCGACCTTCTCGTTTACGTCTCTACCGCGCCCAACAACGTGTGGGCAACGATGATCTCGAAGTATTTCGAGAACCCAATGGGCGGCTTGATGGGCTGCAAAGTCATCGTGAGCAACCTGCTCACTGTGGCTTCAAACGTCCGTGACTGCCTGCTCTATACCCCCAAAGGCATTCTGGCTGCGCAGTCCAAGTTTGAGTTCAAGGTGGATGAGTTGCCCACGCAACGGCACGCAATCCAGTTGAGCGTCTACGCTCGCTTCTCTGCAATTCGCCGCTGGGACAGCCGAGTCACCATCATCAAGTGCGATGAAACCCCTTAATGCACTCACCTTAGCAAGGTAAAGACAGAGACATCTAACTAACCCAGACTATGGCTAACTTCCCTTCCACCTACTACACAGCCCAAACCGCAGTAAGTCCCCGCAACAACGCTCCCAGCGCTGATTCGGTAGACCAAAGCACCGAAAACGCTGTGCTCACCGTGACCATTCCAACAGGCTCAACCATCGCCGCAACGGACTTTGCTCCGCTGATGCGGATTGTTAAGCCAGGGATGCAGGTCATTCCAGAAAAGTGCCGCATCCGGTGCAGCGTAACAAGCAACGACCTCAAATGGACTCTGCAATACATAGACACCGCAGGCACTGCAACCAACCTATCAGCGGAGTCTGGAGCAATGACGAACGCCGTCATTACTCTGGCTTCTCCTTCCGCAACAACCCTGCCCCCTACTCTTGCAGTAGGCGGCTATCTGCGGCTTGACCCTAGCTCTGTGACCACAGGCGCGGCAGCTACCTACCAGGTAGAGCTTGAGTTTCGTGTAGCAGGCGGGCACTAGGTTCACCCCTAACAAGGCCCGCGCTTTGCAGTGATGCAGGGCGCGGGCTTTTTTGATAACCGTTATGACTGAAACAGACGTAGCAAACTTAGCGCTTTATCAGCTAGGCGACCACGGGGCTCTTGTTAATCTAGCCACCGACACCACGCCGCAGGCCCGTAAAGTGCGGCTATTCTACGAGCCCCGCAGGGATGCTTTGCAGCGCATGTTCCCCTGGAACTTCTGCATTGCTCGCTCCTACCTTACGCCTGTATTCGTCGCCATCACATCGCTCACGAACAGCAGCGGCAAAGTGTTAGTGACGCACAACAGCCACGGCTTAAACACGGGTGACAGGGTGACAATCAAGGACGTGGCGGGCATCACGGCAAACGGCACTTGGAGAATCACAGTTCTCACTAACCACACCTACACCCTCGACGGCTCAGCCTTTTCTGGTACAGTCACCGCCACGGGTAGCTACCACGTAGCGCCTAACAGCAAGTGTGCTTATCGTTATCCCAAGCCAAACGACTGCCTACGCGTCCACCAAGTGAACGGCAATTACGCCAGCGTGAGACAGCCCGACTTTGACCTTGAAGGCGACTACATCGTGACTGATGCCGCCACGGTGGAGTTGCGCTACACAGCCAAGCAGGACGACCCAGAAAAGTGGGACGCTCTTTTTTTGCAAGCCTTCGTTCACGACCTCGCCGCAAGTCTCGCTATTCCGCTGAGCCAATCAACCGCGCTACGCCAAATGATCGAGTCCGACCGCGACAAGATCATTCAGCAAGCCAGGGCTTCAGACGCTTTTGAATCAGAGAGTTGGGTGATTTTGCCCAGCCAAGACACAACAACCGCAGACGTGAGAGCCGGATTATGGGACGCCGTTTAATATCTTCATTCAACGGGGGCGAGATGAGCCCGCTACTTTCTGCGCGTCTTGACACGGAGCGCAGCCTGAATGGCTGCCGCATCCTGAAGAACTTCATTCCAAAGACGCAGGGCGGGGCGATTCAGAGGCCGCCGCTTCATTACGTTGGAATATCTCATAACCAATCATTAGGGGAAAGCGCCCTTTTTCCATTCCAGTTTTCCACCTCTGCCAGGTATGTTCTAGAGATTGGCACAACAAACATTAAAATCTGGTCAATGGACGGCACAGAGACAAGTGTGATTTTCCCAAGCGGAGTATATCACTACATGGTCAACCCAAGACAGTTGCAGTTTTTCCAAGAGAATGACGTAATGTGGTTTGCAGGAAGCGACATTTACCCGTTTACCATCACCCGTGAAGAGTCAGGCTGGATTTATCGCTGGGTTTCCCCAGAATGGCCAGCGCTGGTCATTGACACGTTTGCCGAAAGCTCGGGAACTAGACCTTTGTATGGTGTAGTTTTTTCAGGCTCGCTAGCTAGCACCAACACGACTGCCGCTTTCCAACGCCAGTATAAAGACTTGGAAATCAGAACAACAGGAACCGCGTTTGTTGGAACTATACAACTTCAACGCAGAACCCCACAATACACAGACGCGACAGGAGCCGTCATACCTGCATCCGCATACGTTACTGCCACAACTGTCACAAACGCATCATTAACAGATGAGCTAAGGGCAACTTACACGCACGATATAACAGCGGCCATTGTCTTGTCAGATAGTAACGTCGTATTCCCAGAATATCGTCTAGTAATAACTAGAACAAGCGGTTCTGGCACTGTCAATGTTCAAGCAGTGGGAGCATTTCCAAGCCGCACGATTGGAGGCTCATTCCAAGTTAGCGCAGTCTCACCAATAAACGGCTTTGCGGTGGCAAAATGGAGTCATGGCGGCATCATGTCCAATGAATGGGCTGGCCTTGGCGGCACGGGGGAAAATAACGCTGCCATGATCCAAGTGCGGCACGCGCGAGACACCGCAAAGCTCGCTCTCGGGCTTTCCGCTAGTGGCACAAGTTCAACCATTCAAATTACTGGAGAGGTGTCCCTTGTTACGGTGGGAACTTGGCATGGGACAGTCAACCTTCAGCAGTTAGATGAAGTTAGCAATACATGGGAAACCCTGCAATTCTGGGATGGCAGCGGCAACCGCAATGTATCCGCCACGGTGGATATTGAAGGAAGTGACCGCTCATTAAGGCTTAATTTTGTTGATGCCGCAGGCACTCCCAGCGGAACCCCCACCGCTTACTTGCAGGCCATAGAAAGCAAGGCAACGGGGCTTGTTCGCCTTCACCGCCAGCCTGGCTGGCCACTTCTTCAGCCGCCCTCAATGGCTGACTGGTGCGTTGTTAGAATTCTGAAAAGCCCCTACGCCACAACGCCAACCCGCTATTACAGCTACAACGCATGGAGGCCAGCGCAGGGCTACCCTAGGGCAGTCACCAAACATGAGCGCCGTTTGTGGTTTGGAGGAACTACTTTGGAACCGCAAAACCTATGGGCCAGCGAGATAGACGAGCCCCAGAACTTTAGCCTTGGCAACGACGACAACTCCCCATTGTCCATTCAGCTAAGCTCTAACAATTTCAACGAGGTGCAATGGATTCTGAGCCAGTCGGACGGCTTAGCAGTCGGAACCCGTGGCGACGAATGGGTGATAACTGGAGGAGACGCTAGTAAAGCTATAACTCCATCCAGCGTCATGGCTAGAAAGCAAAGCAGCTACGGAAGCGCTAGCATTGGTGCTATCAGCTTTGATGATGTTGCCTTATTCGTCCAACGTGGGGCGCAGAAAGTTAGGGAGTTTTCATATTCTTTTGAGAACAACAAGCATGTATCAGTGGATTTATCAGTGTTTTCCGAGCATCTGCTAAGGGCCGGAGTCGTAGAGGTAGCTTATTCAAGCTCACCTGATGGCGTGCTTTATTGCGTTTTAGCAAACGGCACAATGTCTTGCATGACTTATGAGCGGGCTCAGGGCGTAGTTGCTTGGTTCACCGTCGAAACCACAGGAGGGCTTTTTGAATCTGTGGCGGTAATCAACGGGGAAGATGGACAGTCAGACGAAGTATGGGTGATAATCAACCGAGGCGGCACGCGCACAGTAGAACGCTACCGTTCTAATTGGTGGGGCTTAATCAACGAAACAGCAGGAGCTAGTACGGTCTATCTGGACGCCATGCAGACCATTGTTTTAACGGGGCTTATTAACCCGACGCTGCCAGCCGCCGCATGGATGGAAGGCCAGCAAGTGCGGGTGATAGGGCTAAGCAGCGCGGGAGTTCGCACAGACTACGGGCTAAAAACCGTATCCTCTGGACTCGTTACCATTGGCAGTATTAGCAACCCTCAGCCTAATGGCACTTACTATCTAGGCTACACCTATGAGGCAAGGTTGAAAACGATGCCGATGGAGGCACAGCTGCCGGGAGGCTCTGCCCAAGGGATGCGCTGGAGAATCAGCCACCTCACCGCAGAGATTTTCCGCACAGGTGCAGGACAGTATAGGAGCAACAGCTCAATGTCTTGGGAGGATTTGCCCATCTCAAGCCAAGAGAGTTTGGAAGTTTCCCCAAACACCTACGGCCTTTTGAAAACAGGCAAAGTGCAAGCCTACGTCCCCGGCAGCTACGTGCTAACTGTAGACATGGAATTTCGCAACGACTCGCCGCTGCCCTTGAATATCCTCGCGGTGACGCCTATCGTGGAACCCTATGGAAGCTAGCTGGAACGTCCGAGCCGCAACGGCTGAAGATCACGCGATTTTCTCCGAGTGGTTTGACGCGCACAACGAACCGCGCCCTCCCATGAATTTTCTTCCACCTGACTGCTATATCGTAGAGAGAGACGGTGAGCCAGTGCTTACCGCCTCGTTTGCTCTCACCTTAGCAACACCCGTTGCGTATGTGGACTACGTGTGCAGCAGGCCAAAGACAAGCGGGCTTCTCGTAGCCAAGGCGGTGAAAAAGGCTGTGGCATTTTTTTGGGAAAACCACGGCGGGCCGTATGGGATTATCAGAGGATTAGCCAAAGGCCCACTAGCCAAGGCAGTGAAGAAAACAGGCGCAACCGTAAACACCAACCCCTCAAACGAAGTCTTTTTTTTATGGCATGGCCAATCGTAATTGCAGCCGCATCACTTGCTACAGGCGTAGCAGGCGTGGGCTATAACATCTACCAAAGCAACAGAGCCGCTTCAGCCGCCGAAAGCCAAGGACGCATTCAGCAGATGCTAGGGCTACAGGCTGCACGCCAGCAGGCCGAGAGCGGCAGGATGCAGAGCCAGATTGCTCTTGCCCAAGCGGAGACGCAGAAACGCGCAGGCATGGGCGAGGCCGAAAAGCTCCGAGCTGATGCGCGAATCAATGCCGAGATGAGCGTTGAGGAGCAGCGCCGCCAGCGAATTGTTGACCGCAAGTTGCAAGCCTCACAAGTCGCAGCACAGGCAGCAAGCGGGCTTTCCACCGTGGGCACGCCGCTGGAGGTGATGGCCGAGACTGCTGGGATTCAGCAGCTCCAAATTGTGGAGACTGCACGACAGCGGGAAGTGGAGCGCAGACAGATTCTCAACCAAGCGCAGGCCGCAGAATACGGAGCTAGCCAGATGGGGGGAACAGCGATTGACGCACAGCTGCAAGGCATCGCTTCCATAGCTCAGGCGAATCAGACCCGCTACAACGCCATGTTGGCACCGATACAAGCCAAGCTCCAAGGGGCCCAATACAGGGCGCAGGCTATCGGCTCCGCGCTGTCTGGCATCTCCAGCATGGCAGGCAGCGCTTACCAATTCGGCAGACAAGGCGCATTTACCCGCACAAAATGATTCCCACACTACAACGCGCTCAGGTGCAGCAGAGCAACGCTATAGTCCCGCTCAGTAATAGCCGAGCGCTACAGCCCTACCAGTCAAACCAAGCCGCCGCCACTTCCCGCGAGGTGAACGCGCCCATCGAAATTCTCGACACCGCGAGGACTCAGTATCAGAAGGGGCAGGCGATAGGCCAAGGGCTTCAAGAAGCAGGCTCTAATCTGGCAAGAATCGCCATGGCCGGACTGGAAGCGAAGAACTACGCGGACCTGCACGAAGCCAAGACCAAGGCCGATTCAGTCATGGGCGAGCATCTGGAATGGCGGATGAAACACCAGGGCGAACCGGGGCGATGGGCCAAAGATTTTGAGGAGCGATTCACGGCTGCACGTGGAGCACTCGACGCCAAGCCTTTTGCGCCCGTAGTAAAAGACCAGCTGAAGCTTGACCTTGATTCCATGTTTCAGGCGGGGAGAACGCGCACTCTGTTAGATGCTACGAAAGCGGAGGTTGACCGGGGTGTTGCCGTGGCTGATGCCGTGGTTCAGACCGGAGTAAGGAACGGGGATATGGCGCAAGTGGAAGAAGGGCTTGCTTCTTTCTCTCAATTCACCGGAGAGCCCGCCGAAGTGACGGAGAACCGTAGACAAATCTACGCTGGCAAGGTGGGGGCTTCCCAGCTCCAGGCCGCCGAAGCAGAGCTTGTGATCTTTAAAACCAACCGAGACTTTGGCAATGCTGCCGGATTCGTGGAGGGCATTGAGAAGCCGGAAGGCGTGCCAGAAAAAGACTTTGACCTGTGGAAACGGGGGCAGTTGGCAGAGCTGAAGCTGAGTGAATCCGCAGACCGGGCAGACCAGATCATGAGCGCGAGCCCTAGCGAGTTCTTAACAAAGGCCCAGCGTGGAGAGTTTGACGCGCTGCCTAAAACCGTGCAACTAGCCAAGATCAAAGAAGCCGAGCAGTTACGCGAAACCTTGGCAGGCAACGAAACCGTGGAGGCTCGCAGGATGATAGAGCTAAGCGTTGCCAACGAAAACATTGACAGCGTGAGCATGGAAACGCTATCGCCAATACTCAAAGAGGCTACCCCGTGGCACCGCGAGCAGGTCAGAGAATCCCTAGAAATTGCCAAACTCAAAGGGCCAGTAGGCAGTAAGCAGGCGATTGCTAAGCTCTACTCCAAGCAGGAGGACTTAATGCTTCAGGCCAAGACCTTCCAGCCAACGGGAGACGCAGACGCAGACAATATGAGGGCGAGCCGTATCAGGCTAGCGGCTTCATCACTACCCGCAGACCTAGCCAAGCCTATTGACGATGCCCTAACCTCTATCATGGATGGCGACCCCGTGGCAGTCTCCAACGGTGCAGCAATGGCCGTAGTGAAACAAAACATAGAGCTTGGCGGATTAGGTCCGCGCACCGTGCCAGTGCTAAGCGCAGACGGTAAGCAGATCATGCGCGAGGCTAAGGAGGTGGGAGAAGTGAAAGGCTTCATTTACGATACGGAATACTACGAAAGCGCAGAAGGCCCGCCGATTACAGAGCAGGGAATGATTCCCCTCACTGAGCTGAACCCCGTAGTGGTGGCCAAAGAAAAAGAAGTGATGCAGAAGATAGAGAAGGAACTGAACAAGCAGCTAGCGACAAAGCCGGACATGACAGAGCAGGAGAAAACAGCGCTCGCTCTAAAAATCTACACTGCCAATGGGGGCTCTTTGAAGATGAAGCCACAACTAGAAAGCCCCCTTTTCAGAACACCTGCATTGAATCAAAACCGCACCTCGCTAGACTCCGCGCTCGAAACGCTTTACAAATATGCCAAGTAACCTCATTCCCGAGGCTGACGCCTTCCTCATAAGCCAGCATATAGACCAGATGCCGGAGGAGAAAAAGGCGCAAGCTGCGGACGTGCTGGGAAGGTATCGGCGGCAGCAAGATCGGCTTGGCGTTCCGCTTTTTCCCAATGAGCAGCGCAAGCAGTGGGATGAAACCAAGAGCTTTCTTGGCAGCTTTAACGACCTCGACGCACTGGACAAGGAAGACGGAATTTATGCTGAGTCTGAGCGACTAGCTCCCGGCACTGGCGTGTCGCTGAAAAAGCAGACGCGGCTAGGGCAGTTCCTTTCCCGGCGCTACGGAGTGAGTAGCGTTGAAGCGCTCACCAACCCGCTCTACAAAGCCGATTACGCAAACAAAAAAGGGCTCAGCTCTTTCACAGACGACACGCTTTTCGACAAAGCGAACGAGGACGTGACGCAGGAGAACAACACGCTGAGCTTCCGCCGTGATCTTCTCGACAAAGCTTATCAGTCAGCCTTCACCACGGACAGCACAACGAATGCAGTCTTGGCATGGCAAAACGAAAACAAGGAGCAACCCGGCTACAATGGCGAGCGTGTGAGCGAGTTCATGTCAGCGCACATTCGCGCCCGTGACGTGATGTGGAAAGTAGACGCGGAAGAAGTAGTGAAGGCACTGGCTACGTCAATGCAGGACTCGACAGAGTATGGAACGCCGGGGTTTCCAGTTGAGGGGAAAGAAGAAGCCGCTGCCAAGATAGAGCAGTTCAAGCGACAGCTACTCACCCTAGACGCCGACGAACGCGCCCTTGCAATCCAAGGCATCGCGATCAAAGCCGAGGCGCTAGGCAAAGTGGAAGGCGCAGACAAAGACTATATCCAACAGGGAGCAGAAGGCTTTGCGCGTTTGTTCACCGACTTTGAGGGAAGAAATAGAGAGGTTGCTATTTCCAAGATTGACCCTGCCGCCATAACCCTAGGCACCGAAGAAGTGAAGACCTTGGAGCAGGCCCGTGAAATCTTGCTGAGCCGCGCAGAATCCGCCGAGCCCATTCCATTCTTACCAGGGAGAGAGTTGCTTGGTGGGGTGAAGAGCGGGCGCTTGCCCACTGAAGCCGAGGAAGACCTGCTGGCGCAGGCCCAAGCCGAAGAGCTAAGGATGCGCGACATTGAGCTGGAGATAATGTCAGCTCAAGAAGCCGCCGACCCTGTAGGACTAGACACCGCCGGAAAAGTAGCAGCAGGGCTAGGCACTAGCCTTGGACTCATGGCCGGAACTCTAGCCACACGTGGCGCAATCGTGCCAGTGTGGGCTGAGGCTTTCAGCGCAAACAACTACCGCGAGTTAAGACGTAGCAATCCAGAGATACCAAGGGAAGCCGCTAAGCTAACGGCAGACACCGCAGGAGCGCTAGAGGCAGCGCTTGAACTCATTGACATTCCAATTGCTAGTAAACTACTAAACGTCAGGCAATTAGTAAAAGGGGGGCTCACTAAGGCGGTGGCCACGCAAGCGGCTCTAAAGCTTGGAGCAAGCTACGCAGCGGAGAACGTGCAAGAAGCCGTTCAAGACTTGATGCTTCCGCTAATGAAGCAAGCCCTCGCCTCAGACGTGCCGGGGGTGGACTTTAGCACCGATCTTGACCAATGGGCAAAAGGGCGCGGAATCGTAGCCCTCACCACTATTCCCCTCACCATGATAGGCGCAGGGGTGGCAACATTCGCAGACTACCAGACAGGCCGCGACCTTGGCAGGCTGGCCGAAGTGCTAGCTCTGAAAGGCGCAAAGCCGCAACTCCAAGAGGCTATTGTGAGCCTAGTTCAGCAAGGGAAAAGCCAAGAAGCAGACACGCTATGGAAAGCCCAGCAAGAGAACCTTGACAGCGGCATTGCAGACGCCGCAGCGCTGAAATACACCGAGCTTGCGGATACGATCAAGCAAACTGCGGACGCCCGCAAACGCGCCCAGGAGAAGCTAGTCAGCCGCATCGACTATGACGGGAAGCAGTGGGCTATAAAAATGATGGACGGCAGCACCGTGCAAGCCGACAGCATTCAAGCCGTGGACGCCCTGCTGAATGAAGTGGGGCTAGCTCGCAGGCAGGAGGAAGCGTCAATTCTGATTGAGGCCGCGCAGTCTGGCCAGCAGCTAGCGTCAAAGGATGAGCGCGTGCAGGCTGAAGTTAGCCTACGCCCAGAACTATTCCGCCTCATGCGGGATGGCTATATCTCCGTGTATGATCCACGGCTTGGCATGGAGGTCAGCCGTATGGATGCCGCCGGACAGGTGGCCGAGGCGAACGAAGAAGCCAAGCTTCTACCAGCAGGACAAGGCGGGGACATTCTAGGCGCGATCAACGGATTCACCGAGGAAGAAGCCATTGCCAAAGTAGGAAACGCCACGAAGTCAGTCCTTCGTAAAATGTCAGTAGCCACGCCGGGGGATGGCGTTAGGCCGCAAGCCATCACGCTAGCTCACGAAGTGGTGGAGCCCATAATGGTGCAGATGGTCAGAGACGGGAGAATGACAGAGGCAGGAATGAGGCAGGCCGCTCTTTCCCTCTCCAAGTTCGTCAACCCTGCCCAAATACGCGACAGCGCAGAGAAACAGTTAGCCGAGAACCTGCACGCCGTGGCGAAAGGAGAAGGTAGCTGGACGATGCTACGCGAGACGGTGACAGAGTTCATGGTGAGGGATATTCTAGGCCGAGGGAAGAGCGGCATCGCCAAGCCGGGGAGCTTTGAGGCTCTGATCTACCAAGCAACAATGGCCGCGCAGACGAAACAGGAAGCGCAAGAGCTTACCAAGCTAGGCAGGCTGCTAGCAGCGACACGCCGATTCCTAGCGAACATATTCAGGACTGTGGCGATGGTGAACAAAGCCCGCAGATCAGGGCAGGCGGACGACTTCTTTGCCATTACCGATGCAGTGCTAGGCACCACAGAGCAGGCTCAATTTGAGCAGGAAGTGAAGCAGGAGCTTGTGCAGGAAATCGAAGGGCTGGACGCAGACCCGTTTAGCGTTACGGCACCACGCGCCACGCCGCAGGATGTTAGCAACGTGATACGCCTGCCGGACGGCGCGGAGATGATAGGGCCGACTCTGTTCAGCGTCACCGCCTACCACGGCACCCCGCATAAAGTCGATAAGTTCAGCCTTGAAAAAATCGGCACGGGCGAGGGCGCGCAGGCTTACGGGTGGGGGCTTTACTTCGCGGAGAGCGATGAAGTGGCAAGAACTTATGCCAAAGAAAACACGGCAGCTAGCGGCTACGCTCAAATGGCGTTAGACTTCAAGGGCTCGGCAAAGGAAGCTATCCAATATTTGAAATCCGATTCTTGGGATCAATCAAATCAAAGTGTTCAAACAGCTATCAGGCTTTTGCAAACCACTGGAAGCAGTGAAGGCAACCTCTACACCGTAGAGCTTCTTCCCGATAAAGAAGACTTCCTTGATTGGGACAAGCCGCTGTCAGAGCAGAGTGAGAAGGTGAAGGCTGCGATTGGTTTTGATAACGAGGCCGCTGTAAAATACAAAGAAATTCAAGCTCGAATGGCCGACCTTATGCGGGAGACGGGAGGGCTTGATTCCGAAGAATGGGACGCGCTTAAACAAGAGGCGCAAAATATTCGTTCCACAAAAGGGGGGACGCCTCTTCGAGAGGGTTCTGATTTTTATCGAGAACTAGGCGACGCTGAATCAGCGTCTAAAAAGCTCGCATCACTCGGCATCTCCGGCATTCGCTACCTAGACGGCAGCAGCCGAGGAGCAGGAGAAGGCACCCACAATTACGTAATCTTCGACGAGAAGCTAGTCAAGATCATCGAGGAGAATGGGCAGAAGGTGGAGGAGAGTAGATTTACCGCCAGCATCTCCCCCGCGCAAGACTCCGCTTATCTCGACGCTGTGAAAGCTGGGGACATGGAAACGGCACAGCGGATGGTAGACGATGCAGCGAAGTCTGCGGGCTACCGCTCGCCAAAGGTTTACCACGGAACGCAGGCAAAGTTTAACGTGTTCGATGAATCAAAAATCGGCAGCGCTAACGGACGCTCTGAGGGTTCAGGCTTCTACTTCACTACGGACCAAAGTATTGCTGAGGGCTACCAGAGAAACGGCGGCAACATCATTTCCGCATATCTGAAAGTAGAGAAGCCACTGGACTACAACCAGAAGCCATTTTCAGCCCTGCAAATCAAGAAACTGCTGAAGGCTGTAGCTTTAACTGAGGCTAAGGACTCATTCGATGGGAACTGGAAAGATGGATTCCTCGCCAACTATGGGGACACTTACTCGAAAAGCATTGACTCCATCGTTGCTGAGGCGGCTACCTACTTCACAAATGAAGAATCGGCACTAGATCAAATCGGCGGAATCATTGGTTCCGGCGTTGATCCTTCTAGTGTTAACACGGCCCTAACTTCCAGCCTTGGTTATGATGCTTTTTTCTCTAGCGGGTTCTCTGGTGAAGGGAATAGGGGGGGCGACATTTATGTTGCGATGCGCTCCAACCAAATCAAATCCGCCGACGCCGTCACCCGTGACGAGTCCGGCGCAGTGATCCCGCTGAGCCAGCGGTTTAACGAGCAGAGCGACAATATCAATTATAGCATTTCCCCCACCAGCACGCTAGAAAGCCTCAGCTCAGTTTTGCGGTCCAAGCTCGACCGCAACCCAGAGAAGAAGCGGGAGTATGCCAAGGAAGCGGCTAGACGACTGAAGGCACAAGCCGACAAGTGGAGCACTGACCGCTGGACGCCCAAGGGGGATTTAATTAGACCGCTGAGTGAGAAGCTGAATAAAGGCGAGCTTGATAAAGAGGAGGCCCGCCGCAGAAAGGCTTTGCGTGAAGAGAAAGACAACATCTTCACGGGAGAGGTGGAGGCGCGCTTCCAAGGCATTGAGCAGCTTGACCCGAAACTCTGGAACCACACGCTAGCTAGCTACGTGTTCCGCAGGGCAGGAAAAGGGCTACTGCGTGGTAAGATAATTAGCCCGCAGAAGTGGAGAGCCCAGCAAGAAGAGCGGGTAATGATGGGTGAAGCTAGCACCATCCCCGGCGACTATGACGGAGCGCAGGACTTGCCCGCTTGGTTATTCGGTGGAGACGTGGACGCCAACCGAGTTGCAGACACGATATGGAACGACCAAGAGCAGGGCTTACTTTCTCAGCGGATCCTCGCCGAGAACGACCCCAATGCACTTTGGGCGGCGATGGCTGACATGCTCAGCACCGTAGAGAGCAACCGTGAGCAGTGGAAGGGATACAGCGAGGAGCTACGCGAGGCTAGGAACAATGCAGCTACCCAAGCCCGCGAAGAAGCCGCCGCATGGAGAGCCGAGCAGGAAGCGATGCAGGCCAAGGACTGGAGCCCGATGGAAAGCCTGAAGCGCGACCTGAAGGCCCAAGAGCTAATGCTTGCTGCATTCCCTTCCGCCGTGAGGGAGAAAGCAGGACTTGGATGGGCTAGCCTTGCTGCCTTGAAAAGCGAGAAGAGCAGGCACAAGGAGCTTTTGAAGCGAGCCGAAAAGCTGGCGGATGCGGTGGAGAGTTATCTGAGGGAAACTTACCGCGAGCAGATCGAAGCCCTTTTCAACGCAGCCGCTCCAAATAAAGAGGCAGGCAAGAAGCCAACGGCCAAGATAGACGCCACCGTTGGCGACCTCGTAGAAGCGGCAAGGGCCAGCATGAGCCTAAACCAAGACGAGACGGACGGCAGCCTGGCAGAGCTAGACACGCGCCTAGCTTCCCCAGACATTACGCTGGAGGATGAAGTGAGGCTGCTGGCTGAGCGGAATCTGGTTGAGCTATTCGGCAACTCCAACCGCATCACCGAGGACACCGGACGGAAGGACAAGAACGGGAAGCCCATCTACCGCACAGCCTACGCCGGGGCAGATTCCGCGCAGCTAGAGGCCGCGCACGATGCCCTTTATACGTTGGTTGAGCACGGGCTAGCGCTATACCGCGCCAAGACCGAGGCGATACGCGCACGCCGCGAAGAGAAGCGGACTAAGTTTAAGGCTCTCACCAACCGCAAAGGCTGGGACTCAGAGGCCGACGAGCTAGCCAAAAACGCCGCTCAGTTTGGTAGCCGCGCCTTTGACTGGATGCTGGACGGCTCTAGCTTTGAACAGTGGATGTTCTACACTTTCGGAGAGAAAAGCCAGCTAGTACAGGACATCGTGGACGAAGAACGCCGCGCATCCTACCAATACGAGGATGCAATTCAACAGGCCCAAGAGCGTATCTCAGATTTATTCACCAAGCTAGCAGGCGGATATGTGCAGGGGCAAAAACTCCGCTGGGAAATGTCACGCAAAACCGTTGAGGCTACGACTGAGCGGCACGGCACGCGCCAACTAAGCCAGCTAGAAGCTATTCAAGCCTTGATGATGTGGGCACAGGAGGATGGCAAGCGGCACATGATAGGCAAGGTGGACGAGAACAACCAGCCCGCAGCAGATGCTGGCTGGCATTATGGCCAGCCGTTTATTGACCAACTAGAAGCCGCTTTAACACCAGAAGCCCGGCAAGTAATGGCGTTTCTACGCGCCGAATACAACGCCGAGCATCCCGTATTGGATGCCTACTATCGCGAGCGACACAACATAGGGCTTCCTCAGCACGCCAACTATGCGCCTCTTACCGTTGCCCCACAGCAAGCCAAGGCTGGCCAAATGGTTGACCCCGTAAGCGGAATGAGTTCTAGTAGCTCAGTCCTAACGCCGGGAGCCCTACGAAGCCGGAACAAGAAGGCTTCAGCTCAGCCAGATTTTAGAGACGCCCTTGTGACCTTCATAGGCCACAATAAGCAAATGGAATACTGGAAGGCTTATTACGACCTAGCCACCGAAGCCCAAGCTGTGTTTGGCTCATTGCCTGTGCGCAATTCTATTGAGGCTAGAGGAGGCAAACAAATGCTAGCCGTGCTAGATAAATGGCTAGACGTCTTTGCTAAAGGCGGACAGGTGGACACCGCCGCAGGCTTAGCGATGGCCCAAGACATTAGCCAGATGCAGAGCTTAGGCTCAGCTATGGCCTTGTTTGGCAAGGGCTCCACGCTGCTAGTGCAAGCCACCCAACTAGGAGCGGCAAGCGTCACCATGCCTACAGCAGCCTACGTAAAGCGGCTTGGAAAGCTGCTCACTGGTAATCTTGGTTGGAAGGACGCGGTTAACTCGCCATTCATCCAACGCCGCATAAAGTCCGGCCCGCCTATCATCCGGCAAATCATGGGGCGCTTAGCTACTGCTACCGAGCCTAATCAACTCAAAGAGCTCATGCACCGCGCAGGCCAAACGCTGAGCGCAGCAGACGGTATTTTCACAGGCGGCACATACGCCATCGTTTACGACTACCAACTTGAGCAGGCGAAGGCCATGCAGATAGTTGACCCTGAAGACTACGCGCACAAAGAAACCGAGCGGATAGTTGAGCGCATAGCTCAGCCTACGCGCAAAGCCACGCGCTCCATTTTCGAAGTTGCGGCAGTTGGCCCAGGGTGGAGCACTGCCCTAGCTTTCGGCTCAGAGGCCCGCCAGAAGTTCGCTCTGTTCTCATGGGCTGCTTACAATGCGAAGAAGAATCCCGCTCAATTTGCGAAAGTTGCGTTCCTCGCAGTGGTTCTAAACGGCATAGGCTCCCACCTGCTGAAGTCACTTTGGAAAGCTCTGATCGGCAAAGACGACGACGAAGTTTTGAGCCCTTCAACGCTGGCGCTAGCTGGAATCAATGGCCTAGCTGGGGGTATGCCAGTAACCAAGCTGCTATTCGGGGAAGACTCCGTGCTTGCATCGTTTGGCCGAGGCAAGGAAGCCATCCAGAAAATAGCCAAGGGAGACGCGGAAGCAGAAGACGCTTGGCAGATCGTGCAGGCCATCCTTGCAGCGGCAGGCTTATTCAACGAGAATGCCGCGAGCCTGAAAGTATTGAGCCAAGCGGGGCACGAAGGCTCTTCAATTCTCCTACCAGATAAAAACCAAAACAAATGACAGGCTGGTTCAGCACCCTAGGCGCACAGAGTCTGCACTACCTGCAAGACGGCAAACCGCTATGCAGCGAGATTAGTGAGACGCGCTGGACCGTGTGGCTGGGAGTGAAGCCGGACGACATCGACCACACCAAATGCTGCCGTAAGTGCAAGGGGCTCTACCGCCGCCCGTCGATCTTCGCAAGAAAGCGTTTGCACGGGAAGGGTTAGGCGTAGGCTTGCACCGTGAACCTTTATACTTGCACACCAGCCGACACCCTGCCCTCTCGTCAATGCCGCGAGGTTAGCGTCCTGAACAACTCTGGAGCCCCGCTCACCTTGAGTTTTGGCGCTGTAGTTGGCAACGACTACGGCGAGCTTCAAGACGGGCAAAGCGTGGTTTTGGAAGTTCAGAAGAACCTGAACGAAATTACGATGTCCGGCTCTGGAGCTGGAAAAGTTACTTTTGTAACCGCGATTTAATGAACGCTACACGCTTCAATCGCCCTCTCTTCCACAGAAGGCCGCGCTTTAACTTGAGCGCTGCCATTCCATCTAGTGGGCCAAGCGGCCCTCCCGTAGCGCAAAACGTCCGCGCCCGGGGCATGCTGAATAGCCATGTCCTCATGGAGTGGCAGGGCTCGGGGCTGTGGGATGTGTATGAGCTAATCTCTGGAGGCTCCA